CCGCCTTTTTGACTGCTTGCTTGCGTGGTTCAAAATCTGTTTCAAAATCGGTGAAGTCGTAGAAGTTCTTGATATACAAATCAACAGTGAGCTTTGCTCTAGCCGCTAGTGTTTCAAAGTCTTCTACATCTTCAAAACCAAGTTTTAGAAATTCCGTTTCGGTTAAATAGGTCATTTAACCACCTCCCTTCATCACTTAAGGAGGTCTAAGAGTTCTGCCTTGGTGAGTGATGAAATACCAGCAAGACCTCGTTGTTGAGCGATTACTCGCAAATCAGCAACAGTCTTATCTTCGAGCGTGTTAGTTACTTCCTCAACCGTTTCAGCAACGGGAGTAGGTTCAATGTCGTTCAAATGACGACGCATTAACATACCCATTAGGCACCTCCGAACTTAACCACCTTAGAGTCATCGTAGAGATAGACACCGTAATACTCATCACCAGAATAGACAGTAGTCTTTTTCAAAATGTCACGGTCATTTTCAATCATGACATCACGTTTCAAGTTGATCACGAATGCCCCGTATTTAGCATCATCGTCTGTATCAGTTTGAAGTGAAGAAACTTTAACTAGGAATCCTTTTCCTTCTTCGACTTTCTTAGTACGGACGATTTGCACGCCAGCTACTTCACCGAAAGTGCCAGATACGACAACATCAGCACCAACTTCTGAACCTTTCAACCAGTTTTGACCGGCATCAGCACGCAATTTGATAGCATCCTTTGGATTGATAAGAGCTACATAGCGAGCGTCTTCTTCATCAGCGAAGATTTCCAAGGCTTTGTCAATGTTAGCTACTGAAACAGGGGCTTCAGTAATGTTTTGAGTAGCAGTTTTAGCTACTTCCACGATGTCGTTGTCAACTTTGTTAGCGATAGCCAAAGCAATTTGATTAGTTGCTTCGCCGTAGACGTTACCGTGACCAACAAGGGCAGCCTTATCAGTGATTTCGATAGCTTTACCAGCTTGTTTGATTTTCATTTTTGTTTCTTTAGTGCCCAATTGGTCAATTGGAATAGCTTGGCCTTCAGTAATTTCAGTGGCATCACCAGAATAAGTCCATTGTGGCACTGTAAGTTCATCCCCCGGACGACCTACAAGAGTTGTTTCCACCACTGCAAGCGGTGTGAATTTGATTAGTTTAGGCAATTTAGCTGATACCATATCAGCCATAACCTGTGGATTAATGACTTGAGCAGTCGTTGTTGTTCCAAGAACCATAGATTATTCATCCTTTCAATTGTTGGTATAGTTCTGGGTCTTTATCAAAGAGCTCTTGACGCTCATTGATGCCCATGCGTTTGAAATCTTCCTTGGTAAGTCCATTCTGACTAGCAGTTGGATTACCTCCAGCGAAGATTTTAGGCTGTGCTACTTGTTCGTCTTGTTTAAATAGATATGGGCTTGTCTCTTTCAATCCCTTAATAACCTTGTCTAGTTTAGGTTTACCAGCTTCATCAAGTTCGATTTCGTCAAAATTGATGAATTTAGCAAGGTCATCCGAATTGTGAGCATCCACATCCTTCAAAGCTAGACGAATAGCATTTGATTTGTTAACTCGAACAAGGTTAGCTTCGTTCTCTGACTTGTAAGTGTCGAATTGAGCTTGTAAGTCTGCCAATTGTTGTTTGAGTTCCTCACTTGCTCCCTCTTTTGCTTGCAAATCCTTGAGTGCTTGGCTTTGTTGCTCAAGTTGTTGTTTAAGGCTGTCGTTCTCAGCTTGTAGCTCAGACTTAGCTTGTGCTTTAGCATGTTCAATCCCCGAACCGTACGCATTCATCAAGGAATCGATAACTGCCTTGTCTTCAATACCAGCTTCAATCAACATTTCACGTTTTAAACTCATGCTTAAAACTCCTTTGTTTTACGTCCAAGGGACTGAATTTGCCTAGTTTTACGACATTCGACAGGTCAAAAAGAAAAACCGCATCAAATTGATACGGTTTTATTAGTAGTCTGTTCCTACAGTCAAGATTTGGATCACCAGCTTTCTGTAAAATCCATGTCTATACGTAGTATTGTTAATAATACTAGTTTACATCTTTTAAGCGTGTTTTTTTGCCAATATATCCCGTTGTCTAATGGCTTCACGAGTCTTAGCCAGTGGGTCATCGTGGTATTTCTCACGTTCTCTGTCTCGATACAAGAACGGGTACTTATCAACATACGATTTTAAAGCTCTCTTTTGTTCTGTAAGCCTTGTTTTGTATTTAGCGGTCAATTCGTCATTGTGCATGACTTCAGCAACGTGGAGACGCTCTTTCGAGCTTCTAATAGCCCTTTCCATTGCTCGCTGTTTGCTCTGAGCATTGGCATTCTCAATTGCTTGTTCTTCGGTCAGACCTTTCAAGTCGTCATCAATGTCTGGCATGTAGTTGACACCGGGAATGAATGGGGTCATAGTGTGTCCACAGTTGATGCCTTGACATCCTCCGGGCTTACCGTAGCCATAATCATCAAGAGCGAATATTTTAACACCTTCTTCAGTCCGAGCTCTGCCAGTCGTGACTATCTGATTTTGGAGAGGTGCACACATTTCCCTAGCCGCTGCCTTGATTGAGTAATAGAACGTATCAATACCAAGCTCTTGAGCTGGTCGCATTCGCATTTCGTTGAATGTACGTCTAGCAGTCGTTTTAATAACTGTCCTAGCGTAAGCATCAGCCCTCTGTCTGCGTCCTGCTCTATCTGTATAACCATAGAAACCACGCTCTTGAAACTTCATTATCGTTTCGTCTAGGGCTTTCTGAGGTGTAGCCATGCCAGTGATTACTTTAGCTACTGTAGTCTCAATAATGTCCTTATACGTTGCTTGTACGCTCTTTGGCAGTGTCGTATTAATAAGATTATGGACATCGTGAATTGCTTGATTAGAGTAGCTGATAAGGTCTTTCATAACTTGATAATTATAAGCGTTAGAATTTAATTGAGCGTGAGTGTCCTTGTAAACTTGATACCCCTCATTCTCAATGATGTATCGAATCTGTTTCTCGGCAATACCAGAATATTCAGCAATGAGTTTTATATTGTGGTTGTTCAACATCCCGACATCAGCCATCTTCTCAAGTTGCCAAAGATAAGGTTGTTGGTCTAGGTAGTAAGTCCCGCGGTCATGCAATCTCTCAACCACATTGTCGAATAGGTCGTTACATAACTGACGATAGATGTCTGAAACGTTATCAGCCATCAACATCAACTGTTGGTCGTTTAGTTTGATACGCTTTTTCTTAGCCATAGCCTATCACTCCCCGTAGATGTCAACCTCTTCATCCGTCCTAAAGCTATCAGCACTTACCATGGTCTCGTTATTGATAGCTTGGTAAATCTCTTGAGCTTGTTCTTCAGTAACATTAAGAGTTTTCTCAATAGCCATGACCTTCGGTGCGAATCCAGACGCTACCATCTTAGACCAGTAATCAAATTCAGCGTTGCGGTCAGTGAATACACCATCGTCCAAATCCACGCTGATTTCATCCATTGTCGGAATCTCACCGGTGTATAGATTGTAGACTTTAGCAAGCTCTAGGATTGAGATTACAAGCTCTTTCAATGATTGCTCAACAAGAGTAGCAATAGAGTTACGCATTTGATAAGTGTCTGATTGCTCTGATACTACCTCGGTAGCAGTCTTCATACTCTTACCATCAAAACTAAACATACCAGCGGACACACCTAATTGCATTTCAAACAGGCTCAATCCTTTGTTGATTGCTTTAATGTAGTCATCCGAGCGAATGTCAGTGGTAAGGTCAGTGATACCGATACCTTTATCCATATCCCCGCTATCGAACTGTTCGTAAACGTTATGACCGGTCTCGAATTCTCGTTTGACTGTTACCTTCTCGCCGTTCGTGTCGTACTCGGTCTTAATCATTTGGGTAGGCACTGCAACTCGACGTTGACCCATTTTAACTTCCCACATAAACTCATCGTATGTGGTATTGATGAAGTCCATTGTAGTCTTAGCGTTGTCGAAGATAGACAAGCCTAGAGGGCTGTTAATGTCCTTGTTATTCATGCCCGGTGGCTTTAAGTACGTAAATAACGGTCTTGTAAGTCCGTTTAGCGTGACAGTTTCCTCTAAATCCTCATAGAGCATTGATAAAGGTACACGTTGACCGATGCGAGTTTTAGATTCAGACTCGTATAGCTCATTACTGATTGTGTAAGTCTCTTTGCTCCACTCATGGAATTCGATAAGACTGTAGTATTTTACTTTCTGCCCTTCTGTTTTGAGTGTTTTAGTCACAATAGCAGCACTCGATACATCTTGCGTGTTTGATTGCAACGGCAAGAATACTGGGGCTTGCACAAACGACACTCTGACACGGTCTTCATCAACGAATGGACGCATAGCAAGGCCACCGAGGGCAAGACAAGACTCTAAATAGCGTTCAAAATTTTTGCTAAATCTGTCAGTCTTAAGCGTTTCATTGATAAATTCGTTAGCCGTTTCATTATCAACTTGAATCTTAGCTTGCTCATTGAAAACGAGACTGACAACCTTCTTCGATGCAGTACGTCCGATAGGCAAGTGGTTGAAGTCACGTTTTAACTGTGTTCCATTGCTATCACGATAGCTGACACGGTCAAAACTACCTGCAAAATAGCGTAGATTATCCATGATACGGCTGTATTCTTCTGGTGATATCGCAATCTTAGGATGATCTGTGATACTGTTTAGGCTTTGATTAGTTATCACGTAATTACTCCTTTTGAATATGTTCTTAATGGTCTGTATGATTCCCATTAGTAGCTCCTTTTAAGCCTTCAAATCTAGTTCTCTAGCGTTGTCTAGGACGAAATATTTCATGACGTCGCAACAGTGGTCATCCTCTTTAATTACTTTTGGATCGTCAGTGTGTATCGTTTTTTCATCGTATCGATACATCTTGTGTTCTTCGTAGAATATCTTGTTGCTTGGTATATCCAGATAATAGAAACGCCCCTCAGCTAGTAAGCTGATAACCATATCAATCATGGTTTGATTTTTCTTCTTGGCCACTGGATGCCATCGCTCACCAAAATCCTTAAAGTATTGATTCCTCAAAGCACCCTCAGCACTATCGATGGTCATTTTAAGTTTTGGCACTCGGTACTGTTTGAGTACCTTGTCGATGAAGTCACTAACCATGACAGTCAATTCGCTAGGTGCTTTCTTAATCACTTGACCGGCGGGGCTGTAATAGAATGTATCTAACAGAATCACATTGCCCTTTGCCGTAAGCCCATAAGCACCGCAAGCCGTAGCTGATTGTTGGTGCCCTGTATCCATTGCGAAAGATATCCCGATAAGCCTATCATCCGTTGGTAAACTGTCGATAGCATGAAATGTGCTCATGTTATACACTTGATTACCAAGCCCGACAGCTTCACCAAGGTAAAGATAGCGGTAATAGTCGTAATCGTTCTGTTTGATACGCTCTATATCCTCAAGCATTTGTTCAGTAACAAACCCTAACTTATCGTCCAGATAAGTGCTTGAGTGTGCTAGATAGTTATCATTAGTCTTGATATCCTCAAACCATTCATTGATCCAGCTATACGGATTTCTGGGCGGGTTATACGACCAGAAGAATTGAACAAACGGGGCTTTCTCATGTTTCTGCCGCATGAAAGTCACGTTAGACTGGTCGAAGTCCTCAGCGTCGTTAAACTCAGCCGCTTCCTCGTACCAAACCGCTATGATGTTCCCAATGTCGTTTGATTTCAGCTTTTGAAAATCGTCTTGCCCGTAGAAATAGAATGTCGAACCAGTACGCTTATGAACAATCTTAAAAGGGCTTACAGTGGCCCTAAACTGACTGTCTAGACCAAATAGACTAATCGCCCACTGGACCTTATTAAACACGCTGTCACGGATTGTATTAGCTACCTTACGGATAACAACTATATTCGCTTTCTCACCTCTCATGATGTACTTAATCATCATATAGACAAGCTTCAATACGATTACAGACGACTTGAAAGAGTTACGCCCGCCCTTTAGCACGTTATAAGGCTTGTTAGACTGCCAGACCGACTTGAAATGCGGGTTAACATTCTTCTGAATATCAATCGTTGCCATCTGGGATATCCTCCCATGTGTTGACAATGTTGAGGTTCATTGTTCCTTCAACACCGCTGTCTAATTGTTCTCTTAGCTTTCTGATTTCAAGCTCTAGTTTCTCGGACTGTTTAGCCGTTGGATAACGTTTCAAGATTTCAACAATCGCCTTGATAACTGTATTGTTGTCAGCCTTCTTCATCAGCCTTTCAACTTCACCAGTCAACGGGTTCATCATCAAAACTTCTTCGTCTCGTTTACCTCTAGCAATGTCGGATAGGATGGACAAGGCTTCTTTGGCATCCATGATGTTCTCATCGTGCATCTTCTCGACTTCAGCTTGGATAAAGCGTTTAATTTCAAGTTTTTTCAAGTTTTGCCCAGCGATACGCCCTGCCGTCTTTTCGCTATATCCGGCGTTGATAGCTGCCTGTGTAGCGTTCCCCAACTTGATGTATTCGCTAGCAAATAGTTTCTGTCGTTGATTTAGCCCAATATGTCCACCTCCTTCACTGCTAGATTTTGTGCATAAAAAAGACAACCCACAAAGTGAGCTGTCTAGCTATAATTATCAATACTAATATTATATCGCTAATAAACGTTCAAATTCTAACATTTATCAAGTGTTTTCTTCGTCTTAATCTCCCAGAAATACAAGACATTCGCCGTTGCGGTAATTCTCCGCAAACTCCAAAACCGCCTGTTCTCTCATTCGGTAGTATTCACTTTCAGAATATCCAAGGTCCATATAGACTTCAATGTTGTACTGCTTGCGATTTCTGCAATAACACTCTATCAAAATTTGGCTGTAATGCCTATCCGATAATGCGTTGATAGCTCTAACAATAGCTTGTAAGTCTTGCTCAGCCGCCACCTTGCGTGTTACCATGCTTTCGGTTTGGCTGTGAACCATTCCATCGAATGACTTGGGTTCTAACGAGAATGAAGCTGTCACTTTAGGGGCGTATTCCAAGCCCGCTATCCGTGTTAGCATGCGATACCTTCTTAGCACCTTTATAGCTTTCTTTTTAGTTGCGGTTTTATCTACTTCCGCAAATAGATTGATACTTGCCATGACACCCCTCTTGTGTGATATAATAGTTATATCGTGTTCAAAGAGTGCCGGCCATTGTGTCGGTCTTTTTTTATTTTTCCGGCTCAAATTTATTAAGAGATATGAAAAGATTAAGCTTGTGAGCCTTGGTGTCACCTCCTTTCTAGCCATCGACACCAGCAAGGTCTTTGGCTTTGTTTTAGTAACGCAATGATATCAATAAGAAAGAGGGTTTTTCACATCCTTTTTTCTTAAATTTGCTGGGTTTGTTTTGAGCAAGGTCTGTCAGCTTGCTCGTGTCGAAAAAGTGTTGAAAAAGTGTTCAAGCCACTAAAAGTTAGTGATGACAGACAATAGCTAGCAAGGGAGTCGAACCCTCATAAACCGTTCTAGCTACACGCCTAACGATATAAAAATATTCGTTTTTTTAAAATAGCGTCAATTGTTCATTTGTGTATTGTTCTAACCGCCACCGAGGCATGAACAGTTTTTCACACTCACCATTTGATGCACCGACCTGCAAATTACTTCTAGCGGATTCAAATTTATAAGCTACATCAAAACGGCTGTCTGAAATTTTGTAGCTAGATAATAGAACGATGTTATTTTTTGCCATCCAGAAAGCCCAATCATAAAACGCCACGCTATCAAATGAGTTAATTTTGTACCCATTTATAGTTGTCCCTTCATAAGGCGGATCTAGGTACAAAATCCCCCCCTTGACATCAGAAAACGCCTCGTAGCTGTGATTTGTTATCTGCAGTTGTTCTAACTGTCCAAGACGTTGCAGTTGTTCTAACTGTCCAAGACGTTGCAGTTGTTCTAACTGTCCAAGACGTTCTAACTGCTGTAACCTTTGTAGGTAGTCATGATAAGTCGTGGTTTTTCTGTAATCTTTGAAAACGTTGTGTTTTTTTATAATTTCAACCGCAGCGTTATATTTGATATCTGATTTTTCTTTTGAATACAGATAATCATGTCTTTTATTTCCGAACGAATTAACCAATAACTTCAACTCGTCATCCGTTGTTTTCACTTCTTTATCACGTATTTTTAAAAAATCTTCTCGGTTTACAATTAAGGTTTTTAAATATTCTCTATCCTCGGTTAAAACTTTTTGAAACATGTCAGTCACAGTGTTATCGATATCGTTATAGTGCACTTTCAAACCGTTTATTACGCATTCGGCTGTAATGGCACCACCGCCGCCAAAAATATCATAAATAGGTTTGTCAGCACCAAAGTTCTGTTTAATTAACTCGATTATTTTCTTGCTAATTTTCTTTTTTGAGCCTTGATATGGCAAACCGACAGATTTCCCTGTTCTTATTTTTCTTTCATCAAAATTAAGCAATCTCACCCCCCCTTTGTCATTACACGCCTAATGCGTAGGCTGTATAAAGAGCTTTTTTGACCGTGGTCTTCTCACGCCCTACCTTGCCTTTATTACGATATTTAAGAATGATGCGATCAACTTCATCATCCAATCTCTCGGCCCATTCATAGTTATTGAAGACATAGTCAACAATTTCCCTGAACAACTCTCTTGAAAGTAGCCCTTCCATTTGGATTGCCTTCAAAGGCGTTAGAGCGGCTCTCTCCGCATAGCACAGATTGAGGGCGTTTTGGGTTCTGTTAGCATTTTTCTGGTCGCACCCTTTAACCTCTCTAATGTAGTTATTTATGCCGTTAGGGTGTTTCTTGCGTAGTTCTTCCACTTCCTCACGGAAACGCTTGAACAACCCCTCTGGCAGTCCTGCGTTGATTTTATCCAAAACCGGTTTAGTGGTGTTCCCTCTTGTGTAATTAGTAGACAGATAGTCTTGAAGGTCGTCGCACAATTCATCGGAAATGATGCCTTCTAGTCTGTCTACAGTTTGGGGCGATATCCTCGCACGCTCAACGACTGCACTATTAAATGCTTGATAAATAATGCGGGCTTGTACTTCACTGCACTGTTTCACATCTTGGAAGAACTGCTTATAAGAGCCTTTTTTGTGTGCTTGTTTTAGCGCTGCATGTTCACTGACTAAGCGCTGATACAGCTCTGGTGTCAGCCCGGAATATTTGTACTTCACGTTCATGGGTGTCACCTCTCTATCACTTTGTGATCTGTGACATATCCCTCTAACGAGATTTCTATAAGTTCTCCAGAACTCCACTTATATCGGCCTTGTTTGACTATAACTGTTGACAGTGTCCGTCTGAACAGCGGGTCCATCCCGCAGACAATAGCCATATCTTTTCTGAAACGGCCACGTTCAAAAACCACATCATAGAGTTTTGAGACGTTTTTCATTACTGCTTTTTTTCGCTGTCGCTTGTTCATTGCTCCACCTCTGCCAGTTTCGGATTAGTGTAGATATTGCCGATGATCTCGACTGTGAAGATATCTGAATCCAACAAGTCGTATAGCGAAGTTTCTGGAAAACCGATTCCCTTAGAAACAAACATTGCTTTTTCTTCACTGAACGAAACAACTTCCAACCAATCGTTTACTTCAAGAATATCCCCCTCAAAGATTTCTTTGCCATTCTTATCTCTGAGTCCGGTTGATTGCATTAAAACGATGTCATCGAAATTGTAGCGGTTCGTCTGTTCGAAAAAGAGTGTCTTTACACAAATTTCGCTTTCCCCGAAATCGATAGACATAATACCATCAACTTCGTACATGGTTTTAAGATTCTTATCCCATGCTCTATATCTTGGTATCATTGCCCCCGTCCTTTCAAATAGCTAGGAATATCATCCCCAACGTTAACACTGTCATATTGCTCCTTGCTGACAAGGAACTTGCCATAAGATCCGCAATCAAGCGTATAGAGTTTCCCGACCATAGATTTGCCGGTTACCTTGCCATGTAATTCCACGGCATTGTCTGCCTTGTGGATTACCACTGTCTCGATAGGTCTGTTAACCACTCGTAGGACAGTAATCACATTAATTGCCAGTGACACCATGAGTAGCACTGTAGCAATAGCTAGGTCGTTATAAATCGTCTTCTTTAACAAACGTCCCATTTACCATCTTTCCCTTTCTGTTCTTAATTTCTTCATAAGCAATGCTTAGACACTCAGTAACATCGAGGTCAAGTTGATGTGCCAGCACGATAATCGTTACTAGCGTGTCTCCGATTGCGTCCTTGAGTGCTGCTTGCGGCTCCGTGAATTTAGTCGGTTTCAAGAGTACGTCCCGAATCTCTCCGACTTCCTCAGTGATTCGCATCCACTGAATCTTAGGGTCAGCTTGCTTAAGGCTGCGTTTGTCAGCCCACTCGTTGATTTTAGTAATTAGGTTTTTCATCCGTTACCTCTTTCACTTCC